GCTCTCCAATGATGTGATCAGGACTATTAAAGAATTGTCCTCAGAGTATGACTGGTTTAATGATCTTGAGGATGGCGCTAGAAGAGACGGAATCATTAACATGCACTTTAATCTTGGCAGAGTTAGGTTTGCGAGTTTTAAAATGGCAATAAGCAATATGGAAGAAGGCAAACACAAGGAAGCATCAGCCCATTTCTTGAATTCTAAGTGGGCAAAACAGGTAAAAGGAAGGGCTTTAGAAGTCGTTGATATGATAAGTACCAATACTTATCTTTGAGTTTTTTAATCGGACAAGGGTAATAGCAAAAGATGCTGGTTAAATACACTTTCAATCCCGGCGTTAATCGGGAAGGCACAGAGCTAACTGCTGGTAGCGGTTGGTATGATGCCGACAAGATTCGTTTTCGTAAGGGAAGACCAGAACAGATTGGTGGTTGGCAGAAGTATTCAAACAATACTTTCTTGGGCATATGCCGCTCTCTGTTGGACTGGGTAGCCTCAGCCTCTGTCGAGTACCTTGGAGTTGGAACTAACTTAAAGTTCTATGTGAACGAAGGCGCTGCCTACAATGACATTACGCCTATAAGAGAGACTACAGCGGCTGGAGCGGTTACTTTTTCTGCCACGAACGGCTCTTCTACTCTTGCAATAGCTGATACCAATCATGGCGCGATTGCTAATGACTTTGTCACCTTCTCAGGGGCTGTCTCGCTGGGCGGGAATATTACTGCTGCGGTTTTAAATCAAGAATATCAAATCCTCAGCATCGTTGACGGTAGCAATTATACAGTCACAGCCAAAAACACTTCTGGGGTTACAGTAACGGCATCTGCTGGTGATGCCGGAAATGGTGGGGTGAACGTAGTTGGCGCTTACCAGATCAATACGGGCCTTAATACTTTCGTTTCCTCTTCAGGTTTTGGAGCTGGCACTTGGGGTTCTTCAGCTTGGGGTGGCTCAACAGCTATTACTGCTGGAAATCAACTTCGACTGTGGAGCCAAGATACCTTTGGTAACGATCTAATCTTTTGTGCGCGTGGCGGTGGTATTTTCTACTGGGACGAAAGCGCGGGAACGGCTACTCGCGCTGTTGCTCTTGTTGACAAGGTAGGAGCAGTGGGGCCACCGTCCTTAGCGTTACAGGTAATGGTCTCAGAAACTGATCGGCATACTATTTGCTTTGGTTGTAATGGGATTGGCATAGCCACTATTGACCCCTTGCTAGTCAGGTGGTCTGACCAAGAGAACCCCTTTGACTGGACACCTACTTCTACGAATACTTCTGGAGGCGTAACGCTTACAGCGGGATCGTTTATTGTAGGGGCTATTAAGACCCGCCAAGAGATACTGATATTTACCAATAGTAGTATCCACTCTATGCGTTTTTCTGGCTCTCCCTTTACTTATCAGTTTGAGGTAGTAAACGAAGGCTTGTCCATGATTTCTCCTAATGCTGCGACTAACGCAGGGGACATGGTTTTCTTCATGGATAGAGGCGGCTTTTACTTCTATAACGGATCAATACAGCGTCTGACATGCTCTGTTCTTGATTACGTTTTCAGCAACATAAACACATCAGAAGAGTACAAAGTGTTTGCAACAACAAACGTAGATTTCTCTGAGGTCTACTGGTTTTATCCTGTTGGCACTGGCAACACAGAATGCACCAATTATGTCTCCTACAATTACATGGAAGACTCTTGGTCTATAGGCACATTGACGCGAGGTGCGTGGATACCAGCCAACACAAGGACTAATCCTATTGCTGCTGGCGCTGAAACGTCCTCACAGAACAATTACCTATATAACCATGAGTTTGGTCATGATGCTGACGGCGTTGCTATGAACGGCTATATAGAGTCTGGCGGCATACAGATGGGTGACGGGGAAGACTTTATGTCTGTAAGCCGAATGATTCCTGACTTTGAGTTCAGGGGAACATCGGCATCCGCATCTATGGATATCACCTTAAAGGGAAAAGACTTTCCTTTAAACGCGGCTACAACCTTGGCTACCGCAACCGTTACACCAGCTACGAATCAGTCCTTTTTAAGAGCAAGAACAAGAGAGTCGATAATAAGGGTTGAGAGTACGGGTACTGGCTACGGATGGACTCTGGGTGAGCTTAGATTTGATGTAAGAGCTGACGGAAGGCGCTAATGGCACAAAAAGTAAACTTAATTGTATTGCCTACTGCGAATCCTGAATATGACTTTCAGAATGAGCTGACTTTAAGGCGATCTATAGAGCGTTCGTTCTCTGCTGTCAGCGATGACGTTAGAGAGATATCGACAAAGTCAGGCAAGGAAGAGTCCTTAGCCTTGAAAAGATACCAATTTTTATTGATGGGGGCAGGAAATGGCTGATGTAATAAAGGTATTGGGCCAATCCGCTCCAGCGGCAACTACCACAACCACCCTGTACACCGCTCCTAACTTGGTTCAAACCACGGTAAGTTCTTTTGTGGTCTGTAATCAGAACGCTGGCGCTCAGACCTTTCGTCTTAGCGTCCATGTAGCGGGCGCTGTGGCAGATGACAAGCAATTTATTTTCTATGACAAGTCAGTAGCAGCAAATGATACACTGACCGTTGTTATTGGACTCACTCTTAACCAAGCCGATGTGCTTAAAGTTTATGCTTCTACAGCAGACATGAGCTTTAACTTATTTGGCGTAGAAACTAGCTAGGTATAAGTATGAACAACATAGCACCTAAACCACCTTTAGCCCGACAAGCCAACAATATGGCTGGTTATGGACGTTACGGAGACTCTCAGCTTGTTCACATGAACCCCTACGAGGTTCAGGGGCTTGCTGCTATGTCCCCTACTGGTCAGTTGACTACCAACCCTACGACAGGTCAGCCAGAAGCGTTTCTGCCCTTTCTAGCGCCCCTGATTGCCCCTATGCTCGGAAGCGCATTGGGTACGGCTGCGTTTGGCGGAGCTATAGGTTCTGCTGCTGCTGGAGCAATAGGCTCTGGATTAGCTACATGGGCTGCTACAGGAGATTTTGAGAAAGGTGTTGTTGGCGGATTGACAGGCTTTGGTCTAGGTCAGGTTCTAGGTGCTGGTGCTGACGCGGCAAAACTTGGAACTGAAGTGGGGAATGTAGCAGCGGCACAGACTGGCTTGGCTGCAAGTAATACAGCTCTTGCGGCATCTGGCGAAGCTGTTCCTACACTGCTTGCTGGGCCTCAAGCAGGCGCAAGCACATCAGCTATGTTTTCAAGCGGGATTGGCAATCCTATGGCTCCCCCAGTAATCCCAGTCAATCCCGGCCCTTTAACTAATATGGGGTCTGCAATAACTCCTGCTCAATTACAAAATGCTAACCTTCAGGCGGCAGTGCCTAACGCTCAAAGAGCGCTAGACGTAGGTCGTGCTGGATTAGGCCCAGCTCAGAGGTTAAGTGGTCTTGGCAGCGTGGACGGCTTAAAGGCTATGGGTAAGCAGGCGCTAAGCCCTTCTTCTATGCTGCCAATAGGCGTGGGTCTTGGAACTCAAGCCCAGTTAGCTCAGCAAGATGACATGGAGGCTCTGAGAAAGGAAAAGCTTGGTGAAGATCGAGCATATGCTCAAGAATTTGAAGACGTTCTTGGCAATGCGATTGGCGTATCCAACAGAAGTAACCAAAGACGGGGGCTTCCAACAAGCTCTAACCCTTACGCGGGACAATACTCTGCTACAGGCGGTGCTGTTGGGATGAATGGCGGAGGAGACACAGATTACGATTCTGAAGGTGATGATGATTTTTCTCAAATTTGGCGAGATGAAATGGCAAACACAATAAGTGATGCCTCCTCTGGTACGGATTCGGATGGCCGATATTTTGTCAGACCTAAAGCGGGGACAGGAGCTGAAAGACAGTCATACTTGAGAGGAGACTTCAAGCAAGACGCTCCTACTGATTACCGACACGGCTTTGAGAAAGAGTTTCAGTTTTTTGACTATGTAAAAGATAGAGAGGTAGATCGTGAACTCGATGCGTTTGGGTCTGGGCCAAGCGATTATCTGGCAGG